ACATCAACACGTGAAGGAACATCAACACGTGAAGGAACATCAACACGTGAAGGAACATCAACACGTGAAGGAACATCAACACGCGAAGGACTAACAGTGTGTGAAGGGGAATTTTCTAAATTTTCCTGATTTTTATACATAATAAATCCGATTATAATTAGTAAAACAACAATTACTAACATATTTTTTTCAGTTGAATTCATATATATTATAAATTAAAAAAATAAATTTATAATAAATTATATTTAATCAGATTATATTTAATCAGAGTCAAAAAAGTATATTTAATTAGATTATATTTGACTAATAAAATATTTATTTATTAATTTAGATTGTCTAGCATCAAGATCATTAAATGTATTAATCCATGGTGTTGGTTGACTAAACATTGAATCGAATATATCCGATGGAAATATTTCTGTCTGTAATTCATCATATGGAACACGTGGAACATATCTATAAATTATTTTTTCACCAGGTTGTGATTTTACAATCATTTTATTACGCAAATCTAGATAGAGAAAAAAAAATCCGACAAATAATAATATACTTATTATAATAACATTTTTATTCATTATTATAATATAATTTATAAAAAAATATAATTTATAAAAAAATATATTTTGTAAAATAATTAAATCTATTCAGATTTAGCCTGTTTTGCTTTTTCAAGAATACTATTTAGTTTTTTAATATTTTCATCTAGTTTAGATTTTGTTTCAGTAGTTTTTTCAAATTCAGATAGAGCATTATTACGTTCTTCTAGAGTTACTGTAGGAGGCGGTGCAGTTGCTTCTTTTTCACGCATTTTTTTACGTAATCGCTCTTTTACTAGATTTGCATTGTGATTTTTTTTTGCGTTATTTATATATTGTTTTTCTTCTGCAATTTTTTGTTCTTCTGTTACAACCGAAGTCTCAATATTTTCAGATTTAGATTCGGCTTGGGATTGGGATTCAGATTGAGGCCCATCTCCTTCTTTATTTGCCTTATATTCTTCAGCATTCTTTTTAAGTGCATCTTTCACGCGCTTATCATGAGTTTTCTTTTCTTTGTTAACCATATCTTTTTTCTTTCCAACAAGAGCATTGAGTTCTTTAACTTTATTTTCTTCACGTTTACGTAGACCTTGCATAATTTCATTTTGGTTTTCATTATCCCATTTTTCTTCTTCAACAAATTTACGATCATCTGGTGCAGGATCCCAACCCATCCATTTACCAGTTTCACCAACAAATACATGGAAATATTTATCTTTCTTATTAATTTCATCTGCAGCAACTTTAGCTTCTTCTAAAGTTTGGAATACAACTTTGTTTTTATAAGTACGTATTTTAAGACCACGCATATTACAATTCATTACACCTTCTGGTGAAATAAATGATACTAGAAAAAATCTACCAGAATCTACAACAGGATCTTCGTCTAGATTATCTATTTTTGTATATTTTTTCATATCGTCATCATAATTTCCGACATTTTTTGTAATATCATCTGTTTTGGACGTTTCAACCGGTTGAGTTGTAGAAACTTCAGTAACTCCTATAACATTTGTTGATTCTTGATTTTCACTTGACATTATAATGTTATATAAATAAATATTTCTTAAATATATTTAAGAAAAAATATGAATTAATATGATGGGTGAAATGGCCAATCTAAATATTTACATATTTGTTTCCAAATAAAATCTTGTATGCGTAATTTATCACGTGATTTTAATAATTTAAAATATTTAGCATTTATAGCCATTTTAGGATTATTATCAATATGTGTTTTAATCAAAAATAATTTATTTAAAACATATGAATAATTAAGATAATTTTCTCGAGAATCTGGTTTAAATAATTTAAATGGTTTTTCAGTCATTTTAAACATTTTTTTAATATCTTCTTCTTCATCTCGTGTTAATGATGGTGGGGGTGTACCTGTGATATAACTAAATATTAAGAAATGATGTTCATAATATATATCTTTTCTATATTTTTTAAGAATTTTTTGGACTAATTCGGGATTTACATCATCAATTGGTATCATACGTTTTTTAAGTTCGTTTTTAACTAATTCATATATATTTGATGGAATAATAGTAGTTTGTTTTGCCTGATATTGATTTAATTTTTCAATTAAATGATTAATTGGATTATATGGATATTTTGGTTTTTCATTCATTGCATCTTTATGTGATGGAATTTCGCTTTCTATGATTACATATTCGGCTTGACTACAATTTTGACATACAAAATAACCTTCTGATTGCATTAATGTTAACTCGCTATTACAATTTTTACAATTTTTTATTGGTGATAATTTTACTTTATTGCATACATAAGAAGAATCAGTTAAACATAAATACAAATCTTTTAATGTGCCTTTTTCATGTATGACTTGTGTAACTGGTTCAGTTACAGTATTACCTGAATTATCAACAGATAGAAAACTTAAAATAGATTTTTTTTCTGCAACCTTTTTAATATTTCTTTTTTTTATTTGATTTTTATATTTTTTTTCTTTATTAGACATTTCATTTAATTTATTAAATCTATCCATTATATCATTTGGAATATCTAATATGTCATTATTATCAATAATATTTTTTTCAGTATTATTTTTTTCAATATTATTTTTTTCAATATTATTTTTTTCAATATTATTTTTTTCAATATTATTTTTTTCAATATTATTTTTTTCAATATTATCATCTGGTAAATCGTCAGAATTATTTATATCATTTATTATGAAATTAGTATTTATAATATTTTCATCTGATATTATTATTTCATCAGGAATATCATTTAAATTATCTTTAGAGGAATTTTCATAATATTGTATTAAAACATCTTTTGTTTTTTCATAATATTCTAATTCATCATTATTTATTTGAATATTAATAATTTGTTGATTTAAATCATCAATATTTTTTTTAATATTATTTATTTCTTCATCAGTATAATTATTATCATCTTTAATTTTATTAGATAATAAATATATTTTTTTATTTAATTTATCTATTTGTTTATTTATATTATCAAATTTATATGTTGATTCTACATGTAATTCATCTAATGTTTTACATTCTTGAGAAAATTTAATTCGATAGGGTTTGTATTTAAATGCCATGCCAATTTCTATATAAGAAAGATATAATATGGTCTTTAAATAAAATTTTTTTATTTTTTTTTAAGATTACAATTTTTAATCACACAAAAAACGTAATTTTATACATAATTAATAAAAAGATATTATAAATACAAAAAATAATATATAATCAACAATACATATATAACTTTTAAAAATAAAAAATATATAAAAAAATATTTTTTTTAATTAAAATTTTCTAAATAATAAGTATATTAAAATGGGAGGAGGTTTAATGCAACTCGTCGCTTATGGCGCTCAAGATGTTTACTTAACAGGCAATCCACAAATTACATTCTTTAAAGTCGTATATCGTCGTCACACTAACTTTTCAGTAGAATGCATCGAAGTTCCATTCGATTCAGCTCGTTTTGGTGGTCGTAACACAATTCAAGTTCTCCGTAACGGTGATCTTGCTACACAAGTCTATGTTAAAGTTACACTTCCAACACTTAATACACGTCAGCGTGGTTATGAAGTCGCATGGACACGTCGTATTGGTCACGTTCTTATGAACAATATTGAAGTTACCATTGGTGGTTCTCAAATTGACAAACACTATGGTCTCTGGCTCGATATCTGGTATGAACTTACACATACTGATGAACAAATCCGTGGTTATGATAACATGATTGGTGATGTACCTGAATTAACAACTCTTAATTCATACATTCCACAATACACACTCTATGTACCACTCCAATTCTGGTTCAACCGTAATACTGGTCTTGCTCTTCCACTCATTGCTCTTCAATATCACGAAGTTCGTTTCAATGTTGAATTCAGCAGATTAGAAGATGTTCTCAATACTAAAGGTGGTACCGCTTCTGAATGCTGCACAGGTAGTCCAACTGGTCTTCCAACAAACTTTGTAGATGCTAGCATTCTTGTAAACTATGTATATCTTGATCAAGAGGAACGCCGTCGTATGGCTCAAGTTGGCCACGAATATCTTATTGAACAAGTTCAATTTAACGGTACTGAATCTATTTCCAGTGCAAACAACCGTATTAAACTTGATTTCAATCATCCATCTAAAGAACTTATTTGGGTTCTCCAATCAAGTCTCTTTACCCAAAACAAACGTTTCTTAACCTATTACAATGGTGATGAAGCCGAAACTCTTCGTTTTGCAAATGAAAATCTTGCTCTTGGTCTTGTAGCTACTGGTGCTACCCAACCACCTGATAATACTATGACTGGTGCAGACTGGGAACCAATTTCTGGTCTTTCAGGTACTCTTGATGGAAGTGGTGTTCCAGCCAATAGTGTTGGTTTGGTAAATTTTATTATTCCACATAAGTATCAAAATGGTTGCAATTGCCCATGCCCCAATCCACAATTCAATGTTATTTTTGGTGCTATTGTAACAAATGATAGTAAACAAACTTGGACCGGCCAAAAATTATGGGCCAACAAGGGTCTTTCTTTTGGTGATGGTAACATTGATCTTGCGCATAAACTCAAAGAAGTACAACTAGTAATTAATATTAGTGATAGTGACGACGTTACAATCGTTGATATAAATGTTATTGATTCAGTTCTTAATATTGCCGATGCATCGACACCAGTTGATACTGTTCAAGATAACCGCTCAGCAGCTGCACAAGCTCTTGATGTACTTGTTAACCAACCCCTCAACTATGGTGCAGATCTTGCAGGTTCTGGTATCATGGTGGCTGTTGCTAAAATTCAACTTAATGGTCATGACAGATTTGATGAACAACCTGGTGAATACTTTAACTATGTTCAACCATGGGAATGCCACACACATACTCCAGTAGATGGTGTTTATGTCTATTCCTTTGCTCTTCATCCAGAACAACACCAACCATCCGGTTCTGCTAACTTATCACGTATTGACAGCACTTACTTATATCTCCAACTCGTCGATCCATTCCGTCCTGTTAACACTTCACCATACTCGACAACATATGCATATGAATCATACAACGTTCCAGAATGCAGCCAATACCGTAGCATTCCAGTAGAAGTAGTTAAAGATTCTCTCCTCTGGGTATTCGACTTTAACTACAACGTTCTCCGTGTAATGAGCGGAATGGGAGGGCTTGCATACGCCAATTAGATTTACAAAATTATTGTATATTTTATTATTTGTATTTGGCAATAGTAAAAACCATATAGAAATATATTTTTTTGATTATTGAATTAATTAAAAAAATTGAATTTTAAATAGTGTGTTAAATATATGATTTTATTTTCTAAATTAATACTATATGAATAAAACAAAAAGCTTACTGACACCTACAAAAAATGCGGATGCATGTGGTTTTAAATCAAATGTATCAATATTGTCTACACATCAAAAACAATACTTAATAAAACAATTAAGTGATGAAAGAGATGATTTTATAAGTGATGATGAAAATATTGATATTTCTATTATTAAAAATAATAATATTCTAAAACATGCATACAATATGTATGCAAATATTGATGATGAAAATTTAGAGAATAAACGTAATAAATTATTATCAACATTAAATGATAATAAAGATGAAATTGATGAATATATTCAAATGATTGAAGAAATAAAAAAATATTATGAACTTATAGATAAAAAGAAAAAAGAAAATGATAAAATTGAAGTGGAACTATCTAAAATAAATAAAGAATTTGAAAAAAGAAAAAATAAAGATTTAACACCAAAAGAATTAAATAAAATATTATTTTCAGAAAAATCAAAAAATCATGATAATAATAAAATAAAAAAAGCATGGGAATCACTAAATAATTATAAATTACCAAATGCTGATAAATTAAAAATTATAACATCTCATCCAGGACATTTTATATTAATGGGTTGTGATTCTGGATCAATAAAAAATCCACATTGGTTAGTAAAAGATGAAATGGGGAAAGAATTTTATATAATGTTTTGCGAAACAGATAGTTATACATATTTTTCAAAAGAAGATTATACTGATGTAATAAATCCAGCAGATAATGTCTATCCAACATGGCATTGTGAAAAAATAGGTTATATTTCTACAAAAGCATATCCTGAAAAAATTGGAACAAATTTATATCTCCATCAGCTAATCTGTAAAAAATATAATGTAAAAGCTTATTCGACATTATCAGTAGACCATATTAATCGCAATAAATTAGACAATAGAAAAGACAATCTAAGATTTGCAACACAATCAGAACAAAATCAAAATACAGATAAACGTAATCGTAAACATAATGCAAAACCGTTACCAGATGGATTAAAACAAGAAGATATGCCAAAATATGTATTATATTATAGTGAAACATATGGAAAGGATAAAAGAAATAGTAGATGTTGGTTTAATGTCGAAAAACATCCAGCATTAAATGGTAAAAAATGGTCTACATCAAAAGCAGGTACTTTATCAATACAAGAGAAATTAGAACTTGCAAAACAAAAACTACATGAACTAAATAATCCAAACAATCAAAACAATCAAAACAATCAACAAGAAATACAAAATTAATTTATTTATTTTTATAAAAAAATCAACTATTCATATCATTTATTTAGCAAAATTCATTTATTTAACAGAAATCATTTAGAAAATCATTTAATTCTTCATCGTCGCTCATATTTAAATTTAATTGGGGATCATCCAATAAATCATTTATATTGGACATGTTAATAGTTGATTTTACAATTTTTTTATGATTTGTCAATAAATATTTATTTATAAAATTATATCCAGACAATATGTGGTCACAATTTTTTGCACCTGTAATAACAATCGGTCCTTTTTCAAATACAAATATCGAAATAGTTTTGTCAATGCATTGATGTTTTACATTTACACATGCATGATTACTTGGTTCATATTTTGAATCAATTGATTCTGATTGTAATAGATTGAATAATTTTAATCTATCAATTTTATTTGGATATTTAAAATTACTATTAATCATTCCAATAATTATATTATCAATAAAATTTAGATGTAATTTAGAATGATCGTTTACAAATGGTTTATCAACAATAGTCATTGTATTTTTATCTATAATTGCTTTTATAACTTGTAATTCACTAAAAACTTTTTCTACGACATCGACAACATTTTCGATTGATTTGCATCCGGTCATTTGTATAGAACCATTTGTAAATAATTTAATATTTATTGGTTTTTCTTTTTTAGATTTTACCATTACTGCAAGTGATACCTGATTATAAAATACTCTTTTTGCTTTCTTTTTCTTCTTTTGTCTTTTGCGTGGATACAGAGATCTATTTGTACTTGGATCGTCATTTTGTCCATAACTAATAGATATTATACTATCTTTATTCAAATCAATATATTTTGCAACATTATTAACTTTAAATTCGATATCTAAATCGCAACATACAGTCATAGTTGATATACGAACATCATCTGGTAATTTATCAATAATTAAAGCATCAGATAATTTATTTTTGAATATCTCTCGTTCATTCATATATATAATAATATACGTAATATAATCATATATAGATAGATAATAATAAGTTCAATTTTTTTTATTATATGATTTTTTTTATCATATAATAAAAAAAATTTAAGGCAAATATTATAGATTAAATATCTTGCGTTCAATTTTTTTTATATATGATTTTTAA